GTTCTAATCCGTTATCATCAATCCAAGAAAGCTTTACATAATTTACATAATCTTGAGGCATTGGCACTACCAATGTTGATGGGATTTGTACCTCTTGTATTTTTTCAACTCTTGTAATATCATAACTAAATTCTTGTATAGCTCTTTTTGCATGAAATAAAACATCCTGTTTTCTTACATGATCTATAATTTTACCATCTCCTATATATGAAACCATAAAGTTGTTTACAATATCAACTAATGAAATATATCTATAATTACCTGTATTAGGGCTATCTAATAAAATTTTTATAGCCGCATTATTTGCGGGAGCGGTAGTAAATGTAACAACACCTGTTGAACTATTATAAGAATGCAGATCATTATCTATTTCTTTATCGTCAATAAAAACCCTAAATTCTGATTCGGCTGTTGGTAAAGGAGTAAATGTTAAAGTAAATGTTGTTGTTGATCCATCTCCTGTAAATAACTGATGTCCTTCGTAATATTCTCTAGCTGTTTGTGTTATTAGTCCCATTTATTAAGAATTTTCTTGGTTTATTTTTTGCACTTCTTCTTGTTTAGCTACCTGTATAACATTTGGATCTTTAATAGTAACACCTGCTAATAATAATATTTTTGTAATAAGTGCAACTTCTTCTGAGCCATGTAAACTAAAATCTATTGAATTAGCACTTGAATACTGCATATCTCCATAAGTACTACCTGAAGTAAATGCCCAATTAGGGTCAATAGGAGTATATATATAATCAATAGTTGCAGTTGATATTGTATTTGGTAATATATAAATATTTGAACCTTGTTTATAATATATTGGGTATGAAGCGGTTGGAGCTGTTAATTTAGAAGAAGTAATTTCAGGTATATCGGATTTTTGAATTTCTCCAACTTCTATTGCTCTTGAACCCGTACTTATCATTAAACATTTATATAAATTTGCAGGTGTTGAAGCTATACCATTTGTAAAATTTAAAGTTGTAGACGTTGAAAATATATCAATTTTTTCTTTACTTAATTTTGCAAGGTTAGCATATTCATCGTTTATAGTGCCTGTTTCTTTTCTTGTTAAGTAACGATTATAATCTAAAAAAGCCTTTTCTAATAAATCAAGTTGTGCCATTCTGGCATATCGATTATATTGATCCGGCGTTAAAAATCCTCGTTGTTCTCTATTTAAAAGTGATAAAACGGTTCTATAAACAGTATTTACATTAATGGCCATATTTTAATTTTTATAGCCGTTGGCCCCGAAGGGCCCTTAGCTATCATTAATTATTTTAATCTTTTTTCTATTGCATCATATACATCAACTCCTTCATCTGTTTTAAAGAATTGTGTTAATGCTGAATATGGATTTTCTTCATATGGAACTGTAACTAATTTTTTATTAGTTGAAGCCCAAGTAAAAGTTCTTTGGTCGTCAGATAATTTTATAATACCTGCTTCAACAGCTCTAATCCCCATATTTCTAATATTTATATTTTCGTCATTTGCTAATTCTAAGAACAAAACTGGATTTTGCTTAGCCATTTTAATCAAATCACGTTTAAGCTCACTAGAACTCATCCTAGACACCTTAGAACCAGCTTCTACACGTACTATTGCTTCAATTTGATCAATTTCCATGTTCATTGCTGCATTTAAAGCTTCTACTTCATATTCAATCATATCTAATTCGTCTTCAGCTACCGCTTGTGGATCAAATTCAAAAAACAAGGCGTCTCTTTGTGGGTGATATAATGATAATAATTTTTGTAGTGTTTGTTTTTCTTTAGGAACATTTAATGTGCCATCTGTAAAGGTAATATGAGCTAATTGTGCATCACCTTTAAATTCATCTACAAAAGGAGTTCTTTGATTTACAGTGTATTTAAGTTCTCTTTCATATCCTTTTTCTTCGTCAAAGTAATATATGTTAGAACTTTTTACAGTATATGTTAAAGGAGCTAATCCGTCCTTTAATGCATATACTCTATCTTTTATAACCCAGTTATTATTTTCTTTTATTTCAGTTTGAACTGGTGTTTCTTTAATATTTTCTTGAACAGGTGCTTCTGCAACTGCTGTTTCAATGCTCTTTTGAGCTTTTGCTTTTTTTGCCATAATATAATATAATATAAGTTAATAAAAAGTAAAGCTAGGGTGATAATCCAATTGATCCCACCCTGCTCTACTATGAAAAATTTAAGAAGTTAATAACATAAAGTTGTTAGCACCTTGTGTAATTAAACATCTTTCTGATAGGTAGTGAACTTCCATTGCATCTAGGTCAGAGCTAAAGTTTCCTCCAACTGAACCAGTTGTCCAAGATTTCATTTTTCTATCATCAGCTTGTGAAGCTCTATATCTAACGTGTAAGAAAGGTCTTTTAATGTTTTTACCAAGAATTTGGTCATAAACTGTAGAAGTACCTGCTGGTACAACAACACCTCTAATATCGTTTTCAATAATACCTCTTGTTGAGCCGTCATTTAAGTATTTCCAGTCAGTTTTGTAGAAGTCATAAGAACCTCTTCTAAATCCTGAAAACCCTAAGTTTAGCGCCATATCTTCGCTGTTTGAAAATACACCATAAGATGTACCACCAGAACCATAAGAGTTTTGCGCTGCTAGCATGTCATCAATTGCTAATGAAACTGTTCTGTTGATAAATAGCATATTTTCTTCAATAGCACCTTGTGCATCGAATTTTTTAAGTATTTCATCAAATGAACCTAAATCATCAGCAGTTGAGCTACCTGCAATACCTGTAGTAATGTGACCTCTTGCAGTAATTGCTGCAAAAAGACCTTCAGTACCTGCTGTGTCATCAGCTGCTGCAGTTCCTAATAAAGAATCTACACCACCTGTTGCTTTAGCAAATTCTCCTTCAACCATTGCCATTTCAAGGTTGTCTTCGAATCTTTGTCTTGTATCACCTTCAGCTTTTAAATACCATAAGTATCCTGTTTGACCTTGCTCCCCTGTTACTTCAACCCAACCAATTTGAGAAGCATCAGATCCTGAAACTTCATATTTATCTTTAATGATAATAGGTTTGTTAGTTAAAGAAGCAAAAGAAGGCTGTACTGAATTAGTCATACCTGCTGTTCCTTTTTTGAATTCAGAACCGAATACGAAGAAATCACATGTGTTAGATCCACTATCAGTTGCTGTATCAAATCCTGTTACTGCACCAACTGTTGCACCTCCTGAATAAGGAATAGCTGTTAATGTAGTGTTGTCACTTGCAACAGCAGAAACATAACACTTAATAACTGTTGGAGTAGATTGATTGTCACTAAGAACAATAGTTTGTCCAACTCTTACTGCGTGAGTTCCTGAACTTGCAATTGTAATTACACCGGCGTCTGTTACAGATGCACCTTTGTAAAATAAATGTAATCTGCCTTGCTCAGACCAAACAACTTGATCAGAAGTCATAGGCATTTCAGCACCAACCATTCTTAAGAAAGAAGCAACTGATCTGTTTCCAAATACTTCTACTTCTTGCTCATATAAATCTGGTAAGTACTGCTGAGACCAATCATTTGAACCACCCGTAAATGATAGGTAGTTAGATGATAAGGTTTGTTTAACTGGGGCTGGAGTTGAGTTTAAACTGGCTCCGGCCGTAGGCGTTATTGCTGCCATATTAATTTATATTTTAATTATTATTTTTTAAGTTTAATACGTAGTTTTGAACTATCGTCACCCGATATTGCTCTCACTTTTATTCCTCCTGATTCAACATAGCCACTTCCAGTTTGCCTTGGATCCATATTTATATTTTTGGATTCCGCTGACATTTCTTTTATAGCTTCTGTTTTACCTAATTGGTAAAAATGATTTGCAATATTATCGGCATTTCTCGCGGCAAAAAGAGCTTTATGATAACCATACCCATCATTTAATGTATTATCATTGTTAAGGTAACTACCAAAAACATTCATAACATCAAGTTGTGCATTTTTATCAGCTTCAATATTTTTTGACTTAAATCTAAATTTCCTGTTATCAACTGAAAAATCAAAACCTTTGAATTCATTATTGAAAACTTCATTAGTTTTTGTTTCAAAATTCTTTGCTGCCGTTTTTTGTAATTCAACAATTTCTTGTTGTTCTTTATTGTATCTATTAAAAAAGTCTACAGCTTTTTGCTGTTCTTTTGACAAATTAGATTTGCCTTTAACTTCTTTGAAATATTTACTTTTTTGAGATTCTAAATATGTTTTAGCTTTAGCAATTTCTTCTTTATATGCTAGCTGTTTTCTTTTAACATCTCTAGGATCATCTATTTCTTGATCATAACTAAAACTATCATCAATTAAAAAATTAATTTCATCGTTATTTAAATGTGATTTAGTTTTATTATAATATTCTTTTAATAAATTAGCATCTTCATAAGAAGAATAATCTTTATTTAAATTTACATAGTCTTCAATAGAACCACCTGTTTCATTAATAAAGTTTACTAATTCAAAAACCCCTTCAGGTACATTAACGTCTTCTTTTACTGTTTCTTTTTCCTGTGTTACATTAGGTATAGCCTCAGGTTTTGTTTCAACGTTTTCTGTTTCAATTTTATTTTCTTCAACAACCTCTTCAATTATCGTTTCTTCTTTTTCTTCTTCTTTACTTTCTCCGGCAGACTCTTCAGGCTGCGTTTCGTTTTCTTTTTGAATTTCTTCGCTAGCTTCGGATCCGTCGCGTACAGGAACCTCATCTGCGCTTTGCTCTTGAATGGCATCTTCTTCTTTATTTAAAGGTTGTCTTAAATCTACTTTTGTCACGGTATCAACACCGGTATCAGCTCCTATTTTTTTAAGAGCTTTAGTTTCTTTTTCGGCTACAGATGGATTTTCATCATCTATAACTTTTGCTTTTATTTCTTCTGACATAATATAATATAATTAATTTACTTTATTTAAGGCTAAAGTTTTTACCTTGGTTCAAATTGTTCCAAACCAAATCCACCTAAAGTATCAAACCCGCTAGATTCAAAATCTTTTGGTGGTGTATTATTTTTTCTTTGCTCAATTAATTCAGACTGTTGCGATGCTTGAATTTTCGTTCTTTCATCCTTTCTATCTTCACGATACTTATCTTTATCATTAATCACTCGTAAATCCATTTCTTTAAGCTTTACATTTAATTGAAACTCATGTAACATAAGCTCTTTTTTAATTGCAGCTTCTCTTTCTAATTTTTTAATATCAAATTCTGACTGCGCTTTATTAAGTTTTACTTTATTTTCTGTTAAAATTTGATTCTTTTGAATTTCAGCTGTTGCAGCCGCCTCAGCAGATTTAGCATTAGCTTCAGATTGTAATTCTATGTTTCTTGCAGAAATAGCTTGATCCTCTTCTAATTTTCTTCTTCTACGAAGTTTTAATAATTGATTTGCCAATTTTAAATTTTTAACTTCTCTAACATCTATAGCGTCTTCTAAATTAATTTGTTCTTTAGATAACGTCATTTGAATATTGTTTTCTAATAATTGTTTTTCTTCTTCATCTGGAGCTAATTCTAAAAATATTCCAAAATCATGCAAATGTAATTCTGCAACTTCTTCTAAGTTAGCAACATTAAATCTTCCTAATGAATTTATAAAAGAATTATTAGTATTCGCATATTCTAATACGTCTGAAATACGTAGCGATACAGCCTCTGCTGTTTTTAACGTTAAATATAACCCCGATTGTAATACATGTCTTGTAGCAGTATTTGAGTTTGCTGCAGCTAATTTTTGTAGCCCTACTAACGCGTTTTTATCAGGAATACTTCCGTCTCTTGCTTCATTTAATCCTGTTACATCTCGCATATTTTGTAAATAATAATTATATGCTGTAATTAACGCGCTAATTTTTCCACCACCATTACCGCTTTGTAACTCTTGAATAGGCACTCTTCCATTATTAAATTCACCGTCTTGTGTCATAGATCTACCAATAACAGAACCTGTTTGGAAAAACATATTTAAAGCTTCTTGCGGATTATAATTAGTTCCATTACCAAGATCAACTTCAGCAATACCATCTGCATCTAAAAATACTCCATCTGGTACCATTCTAGCTAATACTTGTTGTAGCTTTAAATGTGTTAATTGAATCATATCTGCAAAAGTTGTCATTCTACTAACTAATGATTCTAATCTTCCTTTATACATTCTTGGAGCTACTATATTATATGACATTTGTACTTTAGTAGTATCTGATTTAGGTCTTGTCATATTTTCAGCTAATTTCCACTCTAATAAGTTTTCGCTTCCTATGATTTTTGCACCCGTATATAAAGTT